CCCCAGCACGGAGCGTGGGAGAGCATTCCTCCTCATAGCCGATGGTGCGGCTCTTGGCAGAATGCTCGGTACAGAAGCCTGCCGACTCCATGACACAGGGCGGATGGTGTGCTTCTGCTCGGAGTGTGGAGGTAACCTCCTCAGTGATGTCCATGCGGTTGCCGCCCTGGTCGTTCAGCACGATGCCGTTGCGACCTGTTGAGACTCCGCAGTTCACGCCGAGGGTGGCGGAAGTGTCGTCCGTCAGACTGCCGTTGTATCCATCGAAGCCTGCCGCTCCAACGCAAGGCGTAAAACCTCCGGCAGCTCTTTGCCACGAGCGGAAGCTCTCCGCAGAATACCCAGACAGGCCTTCTGACTCAAATAATATTTTTCCGGCACTTCCGCCTGCAAGATCTGCGACAAGGTAGATGCGGCGTCTTCGCTGGGGAACTCCCCAGTATTGTGCGTCAAGAGTTCGGTACGCAACGCTCCATCCATCTCCCATGTATAGGTCGGCGTAGGGCCATTGTGCCTTTTCAGGCATAGGCACCTCGGCATTCGGCTCGACGATGCCGATGACCGCTTCGAGGACGGCTTTGAAGTCCTCGCCCTTGTTCGAGGAGAAGGCACCGGGAACATTCTCCCAACAGATCCATCTTGGATATTTGCCATCGGTGGCACACCTCATTTCTTTTATAATACGGACGGCTTCATAGAAAAGGCTGGAACGAGAACCGTCCAGACCGTCCCTTCGGCCGGCGATGCTCATGTCCTGGTTATTCCGAATTCGGAATAATCAGAATTATGCCGAAGAAATAGTTATTCCGAAGTTGCTGCATCAAGTCCCATGAATTCGGAACTTTCCACAAAAACTTCGGAATAACAAAACTATACGGTCAAGCAGCATCCGTGCTCAAATCAAGTCAACCCAGACAGTTTCAAGATCATCTCCTCGCTATCAGCCCAGATTTCATCGGGTGCGGGCTTGGCCTTGCGGACAGCATCGGCCTTTTGAATCGCAGCCCGCTTCATCTCGGTGTCCGCATGGGCGTAGATCATCGTAGTTTCAACCTGTGCATGGCCAAGATACTGCGAAAGCAGCACCATGGGCATTCCAGACTGGTATAAGTGCATTGCCCGTGTGTGCCGCATCATATGCGGGTGGATGTGTTCCGGGACTTCCGGGCAAACAAGCTTCGCCATGCTTCCGTATTTTATAAAGAACGCAGATACCGTATCGGGAGACATTTTTTGCTGTGTCCCATGAATCACAGTGAAGAAAAGTGGTGCTTCACTGTGGTAATCTGCGGTCGGATGAAACTTGCGCAGATATTGCTTGCAATGCTGAACCGTCTTGCTGAGCAGTGGGACTGTGCGGATTTTGCGCCCTTTTCCGTGCAGATACGCAATCGGGTGTTTTGCGTCAAGGCGCAGATCACAAACTTTCATATCGAGAAGCTCACTGCACCGGGCTGCGGTATCGTACATGAGGATCATGAATACCAGATTCCGCAAATCTTTGGGCTTGGATGGATCAGGCTGCTGAAGCAGTGCAGTCAATGACGGTTCGGTCAGAAATTCAACGATCCGCCCATGAGACTCCTTGGAGGGGATGTTGCAGGCGGAAAGGTACAGTGCCGTTTGTGTGCAATCAATCTGTCCAGCAAAATCCAGAAAAGACCGCAGTGCCATCAAGCGCTGGTTGCGGGTAGAGGCACTGCATCTCCGCGCATTTTCCAACCAGGCCAGGAAACCGAGAATGGCGTCCCGGTCAATGCGGGAGAAAGTCAATTCGGTGGCTCCAATTCCCATCTCATCTCTCATATAAGCTACAAAAAGATTGAGCGTCTGTCTGTAGGAGAGAATCGTATTCTCACTGAGGCAGCGCTGCTTGGGCAGATAGTCCAAAAGGAAACGCCGAACCACATCAAAAAAATCATTCATCGGCCCTTACCTCCGGCAAGAACGCTTCAGCAGAAGAAAACGCGAATCCGGACATCTCCTCCAGCAAACCGGGGACCAGATGGATGTAGTAGTAAGTGTCCGAGAGCTGTGCGTGGCCCATGTATGCACTCAGATAGGGCAGCATGGCGTTCAGGTCTTTGCCCTCACGCATCCAGCGATACAGCCTGTGGGTAGCGAAAGTATGACGAAAATCATAAAGACGCGGGGAACGGCGGCCAGTTCCTGTAATGGCGGCTTTCTTCAAAACCTGGCGGAACGTCTTCTCCAGCCCCCTCTTTCCGTAAAAGCCGCCCTCAGAGTTGGGGAAGAACGGCTCACGTTCTGGCATAACGGAGGCTACGATGGCGCTGCAATCTGAGAGCATCTGCGTCACATCTTCTGCCATCATAACAATGCGGCTCCTGTGCTTCTTGCTCTCCATAATGTTCAGCCGCCCAATTTCCAAATCTACATCGCTTACTCGAAGCTTTCTGGCCTCAGCCGGACGCAGACCGCAGCAATACATCAGCTTTACCATAGCCGGGATCACATATTGCCGTACCGGGAAACCGCCTCTCGGTTTCAAATGGTCGAAAACATCCCAAATTGTCAGGATGTCGTCCTCGGTATAGATGTACGGAGCGTAAGGAGCATCTTTCCTGGCAATATCCGGCGGCAGAACGTAGGCGGCCTCACCGTTGCGATTCAGGTATCTGGCAAACTCGCGCACCGGCATCATGCGGTTGCGGAAGGTATTGTTGCCCTCTGTATTCTTTTTCGTAGCCCAAGCCAGGCAAAGCTCCTCGGTCAGAAAGTTTTCTTCAGGAAAATGCGTCATGCAAAAGCGGTCAAAGTCCCGCAGGAGGCGAGAGGATTCCAGATAACCAAACCCCAATGCGTTTTTCTGCGCGATAAAGTCCTCGATTCGGGCAGCAAAGCAGCTCTCAAAGGTGTACGTCATTTCAGCCCCCCGCCTTTCTGTGGGAGAGCAGGGGCAACGCACACTGCTTCAGTCCTTGCTCATCAATAGACAGATACAGCTTCATAGAGTCCATATCCCTGTGGCCGAGAAGCTGCTGGATCAGTTCAAAGGATACCTCATTCTGGAGCAGTCTTGTCCCAAATGTCCGGCGAAGCGCGTGAAAGGCACGACGTTTCGCCGGAATTCCTGCCAGCTTCATGTGCTTGGAAACAACCCCGCTGGCAGAACGCGCGTCAAGCGGGCGGATCACTCCCGTATGGCACAGGAAGATATTCGGAAGCGCGGAATCCGGGCGGCCATTGAGAATATAATCCGCAATCGCGTTCCCGCTTTCTGCTTCCAGTGGAAGGGACAGCGGTTCACCAGTTTTGTGTTGAACCAGACGAATTTCCCTCGCCCTCCAATCAATGCTACCCAGTTCCAGCCGAACAACGTCACAGGCCCTCAAACCGCTCTGCGCAGCCAGTACCATCATGGCATAATCCCGTTTCCCAATGGCCGTAGTCCTGTCCGGATGTTCCAGCAGATATTCCAGTTCATCCTCAGTAAAGCCCTCATGGAACATTTTTCGGGTTGCCATAAGTTCCGGCAGAGACTGACTCAGGTCAGTGATTGTCAAGTTACGTTCAAATAAAAATCTCAGAAACAGCCGCACAGAAAAAATTGCTGAACCAAGTCCACCGGCGTAATGCGCTGCAAAACTGGTAACACACCCATTTACATTTATCAGAGTGAAATCCGCCAAAGAGCGGAACCCATGATCCTCCATTTCAAACAAGAACCGACGTATAGCGCTCCTGGCGACATTGCGTGTAGTCTCAGCCATGCTTTCGCTTTGTTTGGTGTGTGTACAAAATTCTCTTAAAAGTGAGTTGAACGGCTCAACAGGTTCCCGTTGCCCCCAGTTTGGAACCTTCGCCAAAGTAATATGACCTGTCTGGTGCATCTCCTGTATCCAATACGCAGCCTTGCGCAAGTTTTGATATGAGCCTCTGCCAATTTGCCCGTACTCATATTGAATCCGTTTCTCTGCAACGATCTGATCCAAAATTTCTCCCGAAAATCGATCTGTCCCAGATTCATAGTGTCGATTCAAGATGATCGCCAGACCTTCGTTCCTGTAATGGCCAACTGTTGCGTCAGTAAGGCCAAGTTCCAACATCGCGCTGTTGGTTCTCCAGACCAGCGCGTAAATGTTATCCAAATCCGCAAGCTGCTCTGGAGTTGGTGTGTCCTTCCAGATGCTTTGTCGTGGTCGCCGCAATGCAGGCATCCAAGGGGACAACGGCGGCAGATCCACTGAGCCTTTTTCTGCACAATGTTTTAAGAGTTCGCATCCCCTGCGGAGCAGTCTCCACTTCCAGACCGAAAATGCCCCTTGATCAAAAAATTCACGCTGTTCAAGTAAAAATGCATCTAACATTTCAGGGGCTGCGCAAAGAATACCTTTTGCTTGAAAGTGGCGGATGACGCAGCCAATGCCGGTGTGGGTATATGCGTGCAGACTTTTGCCGCTTATACCTTGGTCAGATAAAAGTTCCAATATTTGCGTAGCGGTTGCAACCAAATCAATCGTTTCCATAGTCCTCCTCCTGTATCTTTGATGGCAGGCTGTGTTGCCTGCGCTCTCATTATACAGGTTTGGCGGACGCTTTTGTTATTCCGATGTTTTTGTGGAAAGTCCAGGATTTATGGGACTTGATGCAGCAACTTCGGAATAACTATTTCTTCGGCATAATCCTGGCACGGGCTGCCGAAGGTGATGATGTCCACGGGTTCGATCCTGCCGCCGTCCATAGTGGAGATATTCCCGTAGTGCTTCATAAATGGCAGGCGCTTGGTGGTCACCCGAATGGGAAACGGCTCAATCTCCGAAGCCCACACGGGAGTGATACCGGCAAGCAGCCCGCCCAATGGAAAACCCCCAGAGCCGTCAAACAGGCTGCCGAGGGTCAAAGGCTTTTCTGTTTTCATCTGGATGCCTCCAATCGTTCTCTCAGCGCAGTGTAGAACGCTTTGCTTCGGATAGACTTTCCGGCAGCCGTCCACTCGCGCTCCAGGAAAAAACGAACCTCCAAATCTTCCACGCTGTAGTCGGCACGGAAGTTTCGCCAGGTTCGTTTATCCCATGTTTTCAGTTGCTCCCAAAGCTTTGGGAAGTGCTGATGCAGCTCCCGCAGCTCAGTCAACGATTGCAGCGGACAGCACCAGCAGGACACACGCTTGAAATGCTCATACAGGCCATCCCAATCATATCCACGCTCATAGCAGTACCGCAGGCAGTCGCGCTCCGTCCAGCCCCAATCCACCAAGGGGTGTCGGTGGTTGGGATTCTGATTATTCGCTCGTTCCAGACGATATTGCTCATCGGCGGCAATGCCGACATATTCAATGACCTCATACCGTTTCCGCAGTTCCCTCAGAAAACGCTCTCGCGGCATCGCCTTGAGCCGTGTGGTACACCACCGCTGCCGAGGGCCAGGCCATCCGTAGCCATTCAATTGCACTCCGTATTGCCGGACGACAGGCGAATCTGCACTACGCCGTACCGGAACATCAAACATGAGTTCCTCATAGGTATGCTCGGCTCTGACGCTGGTAATTTTCCGACCGATGTCCTTTTCAACCTTTGCGATATGATCATACATAGCAGGAAATTCAAGCCCTGTATCACAGAAAAGAATGCAGTCAATTTTCATGTCGCGCTCCAGCATCCCAAGAAGCATGGCGGTTGAGTCCTTGCCGCCGGAAAAGGAAACAAGGTGATATTGCTCTTTCACGCTCATACCTCCGGTGCGGTATTTGCCACCTCAGTGAAGGGCAGTACTTTCCCATCCCGCAGAACGCTGACCTTTTCATCCGTGCCGACCTGCTCGATGTACCGTTTTACGATGACGTCGCAGAACTTCTCGTCCAGTTCGATGGTGCAACAGATGCGGTCGGTCTGTTCACAGGCAATGAGCGTGGAACCGGAGCCGCCGAAGGGGTCAAGCACCACAGAGTTTGCCATAGAACTGTTCTGAATGGGATAGGCCAAAAGCGGGATGGGCTTCATGGTAGGATGGTCGCCGTTTTTCTTGGGCTTGTCGAACTCCCAGATGGTAGACTCTTTGCGTCCGGTGTACCACTGGTGCTTGCCTTTCTTCTTCCAGCCGTAGAGGCACGGCTCGTGCTGCCACTGATATGGGGAGCGTCCCAGCACCAGGGACTGCTTCTTCCAGATACAGCACCCGGAGAGATAGAACCCGGCAGAGTCAAACGCCTTGCGGAAGTTCAGCCCTTCGGTGTCGGCATGGAACACATAAATGGACGCATCGTCCGCCATGACCTTCTCCATATTGGAAAAGGCATCGAAGAGGAAGTCGAAAAACTTCTCCGATGCCATGTTGTCGTTTTTGATTTTCCCGGCGCTGCCCTCGTAGTTCACATTGTAGGGCGGGTCGGTAATGACGAGGTTCGCCTTGCGGCCGTCCATGAGTGCGGTGTAGGTTTCCTCTTTTGTGCTGTCACCGCAGATGAGCCGGTGTCGACCCAGCGTCCAGATGTCGCCGGACTTGGTGAAGGTCGGTTTTTGCAGTTCGGCATCCACATCAAAATCATCCTCTTCGGCTTCGATGCCGTCATCAAAGAGCTTTGACAGCTCCTTTTCGTCAAAGCCGGTGAGGAGCGGGTCGAAGTCCGCCGCCTGCAAGGACTCAATCTCCACACGCAGGAGTTCTTCATCCCAGCCTGCGTCCATCGCCATACGGTTGTCGGCGATGATGTAGGCTTTCTTCTGGGCTTCGGTGAGGTGGTCGGCAAAGACACATGGCACCTCAGCGATGCCTTCCTCCTTGGCGGCAAGAATACGACCGTGACCGGCAATCACGCCATAGTCACGGTCGATGATGACGGGATTGATGAAGCCGAACTCTCGCAGCGAGGAGCGGAGCTTATTGATCTGCTCCGGGCTGTGTGTTCGGGCGTTGTTGACATACGGCACCAGCTTTGTAATGGAAACGAGCTGCATCTCGGTTGTCGTTTTCATTAGACCAGCCCCCATTCCGCAAATTTCTCAAAGCCGCCTACCGAGCGGATATAGTTTCGGGCGATTTCCACGATTTTCTCATACGGTCTGCCATCCACGGCATTGTTCCCGATGGCACAGCAGAGCGTCACGGGCTTGCCGGTCTCCTGGGCTTTGAGAAAAGCGTAGATGTTGACGGATACATCTGCCTTGGAGAGATCCTTGCCGTGCAGACCGCCGCCGGTCACCGAGTCGGCCATATCCGAGCCGAGTTTGCGGTTGGTAGCACCGGTATCCACATCTGTTCCGCCCGTCCAGTCACCGAGCGGATTTATCTCCGCATCGGGATACTTCTCTCGGAGTGCATCCGAAAGCGCATTGCTCTGGCAGAGGATGAGCCGGTCGCTGTCCAGAATGTACTTCCCGTCATAGGGATACACAGAGAAAATGTCCCGTGCGATCTGCGACAGCTTTTTCTGCTCCTCGGTCACGGGCATTCCCTTGAAGATGCCGTTATCACCGCAGCGGACGCCGTTTGCCTGGTTGTCGGCGAGGTGACCGTCCTGCGGCACTTCTGCATAGTCCACGGCGAGATTTCCAGCAATGCGGTGAACAGCGGCAGTCACAGCTGCCTTGTCCAGAACAACGGAGGTTTCCGCAATAATGTGGCACACGCCGTGGCCGATGAGCACTTCCACTGCAATGCGGGGATTTCCTGCCTTCTTGTATGCCAGGTCGACAAGCGCTCCGGCAATTCTGTCTGCCACCTTATCCGGGTGGCACGGATTTACTTTTTCAAACATGGTGTTACCCCTTTCTCGCACGGAGCAGGCGCTCCATCAGGTCGTCCTGCGGCGTAGACTCACCGTATTCCGTGCTGCAGTTTTCTTTCACGATCTGGAAAATCTCATTCCAGAGCCGAACCGCCTGGTTCATGTAGTTGATGCCGATGTTGATAAACGGAGACGGGATCGGCTTTCCTGTGGTGGGGTGCTTGGAGAGGAAACCCATGCGGTTGGTCATTTCCTCGCACTGCACCCAACGAGCAGAACACATGGCGTAGCGCTCCAAGAGCTGCGGCGACACCTTTGCGGCGCAGCCGATGCCTTTGAGCCATTGCCAGGTTTCCGTGTAGATCTCCTGCGCCTGCAGGACGCTGCCGTCACGCTGCTCGGCGGAAAGAAAATCATGGGGCTTCGGCATAGCAACACCCTCGACTTCGGGAATATCCAGCACTTCAAGTTTTCTGCCGCCGGGATTACCGTTTTCGGCTTTGCCCTTGACTGCGGATTTCTTCCTTCCCGCACCGGGTCTTGCACCGCCTCTGCCGCCTGTGTTATTCGATTTTGTGGGCATCCGAGTTCACCTCCCTTTATTACCCTTTTGATTTCGCCTTTTTCGCGCACGTGACCCCGGGCCGTTGCCCGACCGAAAAGGTCCCGGAGATTTTCATCCCCCTACCGGTCGCCGAGGTCGTGGTGGATCTTGGTGTGGCAGGACTGACAGAGGCTCATAAGGTTGTCCCTTGCGTGAGTGCCGCCTTTGGAAACGGGCAGAATGTGGTGAACTTCCTGTACCGGGGTCAGCCGACCTTCCTTGAGACACATCTCACAGAGGGGGTGCTCCGCCGCATAGCGGTCACGGATGCGTTTCCATGCTCTGCCGTACTTGCGGTTAACATCGGAGCTGCGCTCGTATTTGTCGTACCTGCGGCGTTCCTCTACACGGTGCTGTTCACAAAACTGTCCTTCACAGAGGTTGGGGCAGCCGGGATGAGAGCAGGGTCTGAGTGGTCGCTTGGGCATTTGCTCACCTCCTTCGGGCATAAGAAAAGCCCCACGGGATTGCTCCCATGAGGCTGTCCTCGATTCTTTTTCGCTGATTATATCATATCATAATGTCGAGGTGGGCATCTACCGACAAAGGCGGGTATTTCCGGCGTCTTTCAGATCCGAATCGGGTCATCGGGTACAACTACCGCCGAAAGCGCCGCCTTGTGCCATCTGCGGATGGTGCTTTCGTCTGCGTTCAGTTCTCCGCCAATCTGCTCCCAGGTCATGTTGTGGATGTAGCGGTAGCGGAGAACCATGCGCTCGTTGACATTGGCAACGGTGTCCACAGTCGTGCGGATCTGCCGTTTCAAGTCAACGAGGGTGTCAATCTCACTGTTGACCACTTTTTCAAGATCCATGATCTTTTCCAGGCACCGCACGAATGGAGCATCCGTGTTGCGAGAGGTCTGCACTTTCTCCTCCCAGGACGGAGAGGAGATACCGCAGGCCATTTCCCGCAGGCGGGTGATCTCCGCAATGTTGGAATCGATACGCTGGTCGAGGCGGTATGCCTGACTGAGATATTCCTTTGCCGTCATACGCCGTACACCTCCCAGTGGAGTTTTTCGATCAGCACCTCACCGTCCAGAGAAGTTAGCGTCTGAAACCAGCCGGAGCGGAAAAACCGCTCACAATCCTTTCTGACGGATTCGGCATCTTTGTCCCAGGGGTATTTCTTCAAACGGCGCAGCGCACGGCGATGGTCTTTCGCTGCCGCCAGAATAATAGCGTTTGCGAGGTTCGTATAACAGGTTTCCATTCTCATCCCTCCAAGTTGGCCTTGACCGCATCGATGAGTGCGGTCTGGGTCTTTTCTTTTTTACGGAGCGCAGTCATGATGCGCTCGTCGATGGTGTCTTTGGCAATAATGTGGTGAATGACCACGGTATCTGCGGTCTGTCCCTGTCGCCACAGTCGGGCGTTGGTCTGCTGGTAAAGCTCCAGCGACCAGGTCAGCCCAAACCAGATGAGGGTCGAGCCGCCTGCCTGCAGGTTCAGCCCATGACCGGCTGACGCCGGATGGATGAGTGCTACAGGAAGCTCACCGCTGTTCCATCTGCGGATGCTGTCGGAATCGTCCAGCAGGCTGAATGGGATGTGCCGTTTGTGCAGCCGTTCGGAGATGCGTTCCAGGTCGTGCTTGAACCAGTACGCCACAAGGACGGGTTTCCCATTTGCGGCTTCGATGAGATCCTCCAGCATATCCAGCTTGCGGTCGTGTATCTGAAACACACGCTTGTCCTCTCCGTAGACTGCGCCGTTTGCCATCTGGGAGAGCTTATTCGCAAGTGCTGCGGCGTTCCCGGCATCGATTTCTTCGCCTTTCAGCGAGATAACCAGGTCTTGCTTCATGGCATCGTAGGCTTTGCACTCTGTTTCGGATAGCGTCACAATGGCGTCATTATGAACGCACTCCGGCATATCCAAATGGTCGACGGCTTTCATGGAGATGGTGATGTCGGAGATGGCATCGTAGATCTGTTCCTCCGCACCGGGCAGCGGCTTGTAGCTGAACACCACCTGTCCGTTGCGCTTGTCCGGGCGGAAGAAGGTGTTGCGGTAATGGGTGATGAACCGACCGAGCCGCTTGCCCATATCGAGGATGCGAAACTCCGCCCACAGATCCATAAGACCGTTGCTGCTTGGCGTGCCGGTCAGGCCCACGATGCGCTTGATGCCGGGACGGACTTTCAGAAGAGTTCTGAACCGCTTTGCCTGATAGCTCTTGAAGGAGGACAGCTCATCGATGACCACCATGTCGTAGTCGAAAGGGATGCCGCTCTCCTCAATGAGCCACTGGACATTCTCCCGGTTGATGATGTACACGCTGACCCGCTGCCGGAGTGCCGCCTTGCGCTCTGCTTCTGTACCGACAGCCACCGAGTAGGTCAGCCCATGCAGATGATCCCACTTGTGGATTTCCGCAGGCCATGTATCTCTGGCGACACGCAGCGGAGCGATGACCAGCACCTTGCGAACCAGAAAACTGTCGAGGCAAAGGTCGAAGATGGCGGAAAGCGTGATGATGCTCTTACCAAGACCCATGTCGAGGAATACAGCGGAGATTGGATGCTCCAGGATGAAGTTCGTGGCATACGCCTGGTAGTCATGCGCCTTGTATTTCACTGAGTATCCCTCCAATCTGTTCGGGGCTATCGATGCAGTACACCGAAAAGCCGAGTGCTTCTAACTGCCTTTTTCGCCTTACTTGCAGAGGGCGAAGTGTTTTGCCCGGTGCTTTCAACTCAATGAAGGCGATTCTGCCGCCGGGCAGGAGTACCAGACGGTCCGGTACTCCATCAAGGCCGGGGCTTGTAAACTTCAGTGCAAGACCGCCTTTTGTGCGTGCAGCCTGCACCAGCTTTGCTTCTATCGTTTTCTCACGCATAATGACCTCCTGTGTTCTCAAAACCCGAAAAGTCCTTTACGTGCGCAAATGCGGGTATTGCGTGCTTGTTGCTCTTTATTCCTTCTTCTTTCGATATATAAGAAAGGTTAGGAACACAGGAACAAGACCGCCTGTTTTCTTTGGTACTTATGGGGCCGCCGCCGTTCCCATGAGGTGTTCCCATAAATGTGCCGAGCGGGTATGCTTCTCCCCGGAACCTGTTCCGAAGAATGTCGGGTACAGTCATTTTCATTAGGAACACTCCTTGGGAACAAAGACGTACTGCGGACCGTAGAGCGGGATACGCACCTTGCTGTCCAGCCGCTTCCAGCCAAGACGGGCAAGGATGGCGGTCAGCTCGTTGCTGTCCGTTCTGCGGATATTGGCACGTTCCTTGCCGAAGCACTCGCACCAGATCTCCATGTTGGACACCTGGGTGCGCTTGACTGTACCGTGCTTTTGGGTATCGCCGAAGTCGCTGCCTGTGAGGAAGTTGCGGCGCTCGAAGATGTCCATGCCGTCCCAATCCTCCGGGAGCAGCGTGTCGAGATACAGCCGGACAAGCCCTTCACGCTCGTCGGACTCCATCGCCTCCCGCTGTTCAGCCTTGGACAGTGCTTCCAACTCGGCACTCAGATAGAGCTTCTCGCCCTGCTTCACATACACCAGCGTTTCCGCCCAGATCTGGCAGATCAGCTCCGGGGTCAGATCCCAGGAGTGCTTGATGCCCGTACCAGGCGTCTTGACCGGCCAGAAGCGGCGG